TTGCTTAGCACCGCCAGCGTGTAAAGCTTCGTAAAATGCTTCAGAACTTGAACTTTGATTTTGTCCTATGGCGATATAACCTTGAATGGCTTGTGTAATTTGACCAGTTTTTAATTTAAATGATTTTACCCATACGCGAGGAGCCTTCTCTCTGAGAGGAGAATTCTTGGGTATACTGGTCCAGTCGTATGTGCTCACTATATTCTTTACTGCCATGATATTATTTATGCTAAGGCATAGGGGCTGGAATAGTAAGCATCCCTATTATTTGATAATGTTATCGGTTCTTGTTTTTGTGATGGTTGAGGTGCTTGAGGAGCATTCATAATTATAGGGCTTCCACCAGTAGCATTACCTAAAGATTTTAACATCAGGGAAGTATTATTAGCAATAGCCTTCAGATAATTATTAGCGATAGTATTGATATGGATTAAATCAAACACAGGCGACTTCTGCTGGACTTGTGGTTGTTGTATGTGCATTCTATAGCTGGTAGGAGATGGGTGTGTAGATTTCAACACTCCGTAGGTTTGTTTATTCTGATGTTCTAAGTATCGAGCAATTGCTCCACCGTTTTTCATCCCCATTACTTCATCTTCAGTGGAGAATTTATGCACTTGTCCACCTCTAGCAATTATGAAATCTTGCATCTCTTCTTTTGGAGCAGAAGCCCCAGTAACAAAAGCACCTATAGATTTTGTGGCCGATGGGGGAATGACATACTTGGCAAGCACATCAGCCACCATAGGGCCAACTATACCACCCGCCAGACCACCTAAAAATCCACCTATTCCCGTACCAACAACGGGAACAACAGAACCTAGAATACCTCCAACAACTTGACCTGCGCCTGATCCAACAAGAGACATCACACCCTTCAATACTTCTGTTCCAGCTTTTTCCTGTATGGTATCAATAGATATATCACCTCTAGCAAGTTGATCTTTATATTTAGATATCTCCCAAGCACTAAGGGCACTCTGTATAACTGCACCTATAAGTGGTATTTTTTGAAATAGTTTAAGCACTCCTCCCATACCACCAGCACGTTTCAATGTACCTTTGGCCACCTCCTCCAATTCACTCTTGGCAGCACCCACTGTTAATTGCTTAACCCCTTTAACAACTGAACTACCGGCTCTACCTACCGCACCAGTAACAGCTTTCACTGCACCCGTAGTTGATTTCAAAGCACTTGATACCCATGAACCAGCACTTGATGCGGCTTTACCAACAGTAGAGGTAGCTACTGATTGCCCTGCCTTCGATTTAACTACAGTCTGTACTCCAGTTTTAGCTAAATCCATCGCCCCAGTAACCAATCCTTTAGCCCCTTTCCAAGCCAAATCGAATGCACCCTTAATAACATATTTCAACCCATCCAAAGCCTTTTTCAATATATTAGTTATTACTTTTTTTAAGATATTTTTTAAATCTGTCAGTGCTCCTATTACCATCTTAATGCCGAATTTCTTCAATTTATCTTTTAAAGCAGTTAATAATGCACCCGGCATAAGCCATTCCAAGCCAAGTAATCCCGCTAAAGTAGAAAGTATTCCACTACCAGTAGATTTGATTTTTTCCATACCGCCCAAACTTTTATCTTTTTGTATAGGAGTGGCAACTTTTTCCGATAATGTTTTTTCACCTACATCTGGAGTATTTTTCTTTAATTCTTCAAAATATTCCCCAAATAATATAGATGCTATAGTCTTATATCTAGATTTACTATTACTAGTTAAAGTAGCACTATCATTGTCTTTAGCTAAATTTAAAGGTTTAGCTACTTCTTGAGTAATAGTCTTCTTTTCAAGATTTACTGGAGTAGTTTTAGTAAGATTTAAAGGTTTAGCTACTTCTTGAGTAATAGTCTTCTTTTCAAGATTTACTGGAGTAGTTTTAGTGGATTCAGGAGATTTAAGTTGTCCTTGAAATGGCTTAAATATTATAGCCGCTATCTTCTCAATTCTGGATTGTTCTTTACTTGATAAAGAAGCAGATGTCTTATCATTAGTTAGAGTAGAATTATCCGCTGGAGTGATATTTTTATTGACTAATTTATCATTGGATGATGAACCAATTAAGGTATCCACCACCTTAGATTGTTTTTCCAAGACTAAAAATAATTCCGATAGGTCGTCCACTACCTTATTTAATCACTAATTCGTTATTCGAAGAAGTTTGAATTTATATCAATGGTAATACCATTAACTGTCAAAGATGTATCATCATATTCCCGAACTTTTAAAATATAATCAGTGATCTTATTTGTGATTTGAGCGGGTAAATTGTCCATGATTTTGGTTCTATCTGAAATGGAGATTTCATCCATTTTTATAGTTTTATCTCCAAATGAAATTGACTCCATGAATTTTGGTACTTCATATGATAAAATCAAAGATACGTTCTTACCAATATTATCAGAATCAATTTTTTTGAGATCTTCTATACAAGTCAAGAGTAATTTATTTTCTTGTTCCAGAGTAGGAATTCTAAGTTTGATTGAATAACCAACGCCTTCCACTACTTCTTCTTCCGATATATCAAACTTTTTAAAATTGACAATGACATCATTGATATCAATTTCCACTTCTCCCACCGTAATTTTTTTAGGGGATAATTCTTTCCTCATGGCTAGAGCAATTGGCACTTTATCATAAATTTTAAGTCCTTGCTCTCCGGTATTATGTATGATAACATCGTTCAGATTTTTAACAAATGCCATAATACCACCAACACCATTCAAACTGGTAGTGACTAGGGATTTCTGTTGTTTGAAGGAGAGGGGTTTTAATGATACGGTCTTACGGGAAGACACATTAACTTTAACCAGTTTCTTCTCACTTGTTTCCAATACATCTAAAAAATCCTGTAATTGACTCATATAATAGATTTAGTCTCAGGTTCTGATTTAGCAACCTCTTCCCCATATAATTTTATCAGAAAATCTAAATCTCTGGGATTTCTGCTATTAAGATACTGAATATCCTGTATTCTCCTACTCAACATGAACAAAGTCTCCAGTATATTCTCGTAATTATAATAACTATACAATGTTTTTATCAAATCGAAAGATGTATTATTGAAAAAGTTTACAGATATTTCCGACATCCCCAATCTCTCGGGCATCAATACTATTGGATGGTTATTTTCTTCTATGAATTGTAAAACACCATTAGATACAGTAGAGGGTAATCTTTCAAATACTTTAAATTGTTCTTCTTTAGTGAGGAGAGAGAAATTGATTTCTTTTCCTTTATAGACTATGTTATAGACACAATCAACCATCAATTCTTCCAATGTGTCATGAAGAAATTCTTTAGGGTAATCCAGAGTTAAAATAAAATCATCGATATTTAGAACCGTTTTTATATCTTTAAAATTATTTTGAAAATTATCTTTCCATATCTTCAAATTAACTATTATATTTTTACCATTTATAGTGAATGTAATTATCTCACTTACGGTATCCATTCTGGTTTTCAATAACTCAGACCATTTATTGACACTTGAGATATGTGTTGAATTATTTGTGAGAAAATTATATAATTTGTGATCATCTCCAGCTTCAATTAAAAACGAGATTGTACGGAAATCATTTATTGTGAATTCAGTCATAGTTGTTGGTAATTTAAACAACCAAAGGTAACGGAATGTATTTTAACATCGGTATCATTATAATTTAAAGTATACCCTTCTACTGCGGTAGGAAATACTTTATTAAACTTGAATCCTTTTATAAATTTACCACCATTGGAATATTGTCTGACCTCCATATCCCCTTTAAGGGAACCACCGTCTTCAATCAAACCATTAATACCAATGGCTATCAACCAAGGACGAAAGAAATTGTGTGCCACATCCATCTGTGTTTCCAGAAAATTAACTGATAATTGTCTCTCTAGAAACCCAGCTCTAGCCTTTAAACCATAAGTTGGTAAAAATCCACCCATACCATCAACACCAGCAGCGACCATAGTATCGAATTGTGGCTGCTCATTCGGTAATGTGACTGATTGTGCTACTAAAATATTACCCGCACTGTTTTCAGTCATATCCATAATATCGACATTAGCTTTCCAAGTTTCTCCCGCTAATATCAAAGTACCATTTATTTCTCCGACACTCACCCCAGTAATAGATACCGTCCAAAATATGGGCATGTTGAGAAAGAACTTCTCATCAGTAGTTACTGTACTTAGAAACTTATCAATATCAAGACCCATATCAATATTTATCTTGGGGATGATATAAAGCCATTGGACTGGCAGTGATTCACTGCTTGTTTATGGCATTGTAGATATAACTAGCAATATCTGATTGTTTATCCATTGTAGTAGTCAGTCTGACTTCGTGACGTAATTTTGGAATAGACATAGATATTGGTTTTGTTTTGGTAGATACTTCAATTTTATCATTCTTAATTTCGATATTATCAAATTGAATATTTTTAGATTTTAGATAGTCACCAATAATCACTTTCAATCTAGGATGATTTATAAATATGTGGGTTTCTTTGTCACCGTTTATGTGGTGTGGTTGAGCAGCATAATCAGCAGCATAATCATGAGCAGCATGTTTCATGGCATCATAACCTTTCATACCACCAACGGCTGCCATTGTTGCAAGTCCAGCTCCAGCCAATTTACCACCCCAACCTTCTTCCAATGTATCATCGTACATTGAAAGATACAGTTGTTCTAGTATTAGTTTATCTGACGTAGTCATGAAAATTATGCGAAGTTTTCGTACCAGTGATAGGAAAATGTACAAGAAATAACTTTAACGTCACCAGTACCTTCAGCGATAGTATAATCGACTTCACCGATATTACGAATACCAAGACCAACTAATTTTATGGATTGGGTGATTTCCAATCCTTGACCACCAGCATTTCCTTGCCCACAAGGAATATTGAGAACATCCAATACCATATAACTATCAGTTCCCGGCATACACATATTACCAGTAGTACTTTCATTATTAAATGCTACACGGCTGGCGGCTTCCAGTTTTTTTCTGAGATCTAAACTTTGGTCCATGTAAAATTCGATACTATAGCCATCGGAACCGGGATATGTTGATTTACCACCAAGGTTGAAGGTTTGTCCAGAATAATTTACGGTTTTGTTTTCGATATTTCTACCGGGTAATTTTGCTGTCTTTGCAAACACCAAATCGGTTTCACCATCAAGGGACATACCGGGTACTACAATTTGTTTGACTCTCATGAAGAAGTCACGACTGAATTGTTTTTGAGATGCAATATTGAAGAATGTGTTGATGTCTGCTGGCATACTATTATTTAGTCTTTCGATTTGAATTATATTGATTACTAAAAACAAAAACTCTCAGAAAATTAATTCTGAGAGTTTTTGGGGATTTTTTAGATTAGATAAGCTCTGGATATATAATGTTATATAATTTCAGTAAAGACTGCATCTGTGCGGGTTGCTGTAAACGTACAAAGGACGAATTCGGCAGTTCTTACAGGTTTTATAAACGCATCAAACTTCATCTCATTATTATCTATAACTTGAGGAGTGTTATTCCTTTGATCACATACCAGATAATAGTCATATAGACCACCATTATTCTTAGCATATTCAAAGATTGGTTTGACAGTATTAATAAACCTTGTACGAGTGAAATCAGTATTTGGTTCGAATACGAAGAATACTGCGGCTTTCTTAGTAGGTCTTTCAAGAGCAAAGAAGCACCGACGAACATTAATTCTATCAAAAGCACTTGGTTTCTTACTCAAGGTCTTTTGACCAAATATTGCAATACCCTGTGAAGGACTGAATAACACTGGATTAATATTTGACTTGTAAAGCTCATCTCTCTGCTTTTGATTGGGGGTGATTGCGATATCCGTTACGTTACCACCAATCAAGCCTCTTGTAAAGCCTGCTGGAGCTGACCAAGGAAACTCTGCCGCATCATTGCGAGCGAAAGCTGCACCTGCTGTAGAAGAGAATGGAACCCAAATTTTATCACCTAGGAACTCATCATATACTTGTGCCCAGTTTGCATATACGCAAGCGTAAGAAGTATTGGCAAGTTCAAATTGATGGCGAATTGGCCAGTAAGCATACTGTTGGAAACTCTTAGTTCTATCTGAGAGTACTTTAGTATTTTTACCAGTTACCAGAGAATGTCTTAGAACATCTGCGATGAAAATACAATCACCACGACCACCAGTATTACTTGGAAGATTACAGAAGTTTTCAAAGATACCAAAGATGGTTGCATAATTGCCTCTGATATTAGTACCAGTACCACTCAAATCACTGGAAGTTTGTAGAGCAGAAATTGTAGGTACTGCTACGGTATCATCGTAGTATGTAGCACTTAATTCTTTGGTGGCCACATAAATCGTACCAAGACCTGCTTCAACCACTACGTCAATGTCATATATTTCGTCATTTAGTACTGAATCTACTGCACGTTGAAGTTTTGCTGGAATTGAACCTAGATCTTTCGTGGAAATTGCGGAGTCTGAGAAAGCACCTAGAGCATACATATTATCAGCATAACCAATAACATTAACTAGACCACTGAGGGCGGATGTTGGTACACCAGACTTAATTGGATCGTTAAGAGCGATAAGGCTATTTGTGAGTATGCGTAGTTTCTTGAGAGGATTACCATCAACACCTTTAGAAGTATAACCACCCTTATTAGAGATATATGGATTTACCAGAACTTCTACATTGCGGCTATTCGCGTCAAGACTTTCTAGGAAGAATGATACAGCGGGACCACCAGTAGGATTCATTTGAGTTCTGTAGGAATCCACAGAACCGACTATACGGTCTTCTAGAATATAATCCAGTTTATAAGCATCAGTGGCATAGAGACTCTTACGAAGTTTGAAGACCCCCACATTAAGGACATCATCATATTCCCGACTATCGATATTATAGTCAGTAAGATTTTCCATCAGTTTTGAAACTGAACCAGAGTTACCGTACACAGAACTCAGATTGAATTGTAGAGTACCAGTAGGAATACTAGTAAAGCTTGTAGTACTACCGGAAAGACCAATTACATTGGCGGATAGACTTACAGTTTTAACACCGAGAATTGAAGTGTGGTTGGTAGCTGGATTGATATTAGTATTATCAGCAATACCGACATAATAACCTACAAATTGATTATTGATAGTGCTTTGAGATTGATTAAGGATGATTATACCAGCCTGACCAAGAG